CAAGAGCAAATCTTCAGTTGGCTACCCGGCTTTGCAAGCCGCTCTCTTGGCCCCTCCGGCGACTTTGTTGGCGACCGTCCCGTTCTCATGGATGATGCAACTTATTTCGTCGATACTTCAACCGGCATTTCCTACGGCATCAAGCTGATCAACCAGCAGCAGTACGATGGCATCGCGGTCAAAAGCGTAACCAGTACTTTTCCACAGGTAATGTGGGTCCACACTAATTTTCCTAACGTCGATATGTACGTCTACCCGGTACCCACCAAGGTGCTGGAATGGCATTTCATATCGGCAGCGCAACTGACGCAACCCGCCACCATCGCGACGCCGCTGTACTTTCCGCCGGGCTATCTGCGGGCGTTCCGGTACAATCTGGCTTGCGAACTGGCCCCTGAGTTTGGCGTGGAGCCATCGCCCACGGTCAGCCGAATCGCAATGTATTCCAAACGCAATCTGAAGCGCATCAACAACCCCGACGACATCATGTCGATCCCCTACGCCATCGTCAGCACTCGCCAGCGGTTTAACATCTTCGCCGGAAACTTCTGATGAAAACCCCGATTCTTGGTTCCGCGTATGTGGCCCGCAGCGTCAACGCTGCGGACAACCGCATGATCAATCTGTTTCCAGAGGTCGTTCCCGAGGGCGGCAAAGAAGCCGCGTTCCTTCAACGCGCACCAGGTCTGAACTATCTGGCGTCCTTGGGCGCGGGGCCTGTGCGCGGGCTCTGGCAGTTTGGCGCTTACGGCTACGCCGTGTCGGGCACCACGCTATACAAGATCGACAGCGACTTTAACGCTGTTGCCAAAGGCACCGTCACGGGCACCGGCCAAGTGTCTATGGTGGACAACGGCACTCAAATGTTTATCGCGGCAGGCGCTACCGGCTACATCTACAACGCCGGTACGGACGTGTTCGCGCAGATCACGGACGTTGACTTTGCGGGCGCGGTGACGGTCGGGTTTATCGACGGGTACTTCGTCTACAATCAACCAAACAGCCAGAAGTTCTGGGTCACATCGCTGTACGACGGTACGTCCGTTGACCCGCTGGACTTTGCCAGCGCCGAAGGCTCGCCCGACAATCTGGTGTCGCTAATCGTGGACCACCGCGAAGTCTGGCTGTTCGGGCAAAACTCCACCGAAGTTTGGTACGACGCCGGTTTGCCTGACTTTCCGCTGTCGCGCATCCAAGGCGCGTTTATCGAAATCGGTTGCGCTGCGCCGTTCTCCGTCGCCAAGCTCGACAACGGTGTGTTCTGGCTCAGTTCAGATGCTCGCGGGCGCGGTATGGTGTTTCGGTCCAACGGCTACGCTGGCGTCCGCATTTCCACGCACTCTGTCGAATGGCAGATCCAGCAGTATGCTGATATCACGGACGCGGTGGCGTACACCTATCAGCAGGACGGCCATTCATTTTATGTGCTGAACTTCCCCAGCGCCGACATCACTTGGGTCTACGACGTGGCTACCCAAGCGTGGCACCAACGCGCTGGCTGGTTGAACAACCAGTACACCCGGCATCGCGGCAACTGCCAGATGGCGTTCAACGGCCAGATCGTCATTGGCGATTACCTGACCGGCGACATCTACGCTTACGACCCAACGGTTTACACCGAAGCAGGCGCAGTTCAAAAATGGCTCCGTTCGTGGCGCGCGTTACCCACCGGCACCAACAACCTGCGCCGCACAACGCAGCACAGCCTGCAACTTGACTGCGAGTCAGGCGTGGGCTTGGACGGCGCGGTACCCGCCACTACGACCTATCTTAGCAGCATTTCATCTGACGCCGTGTCTGCGGGCGCAATTAGCGGTGAAACGGAAGAGACCACTCGCGGCGTTATCGTGCAGGGGTCTGACCCGCAGGTCATGCTGCGCTGGTCGGACGATGGCGGGCATACATGGTCCAACGAGCATTGGCGTTCGATGGGCAAGATCGGCGAGACCGGGCGGCGCGTCTTGTGGCGCAGGCTTGGCATGACCGTGAAGCTTCGCGACCGCGTGTACGAGGTGTCAGGGACTGACCCGGTCAAAATCGCCATCATGGGTGCGGAACTGATCGTGAGCCCCACCAATGCCTGATAACGTCACGCAGATCCCAGCTCCGCGCGTCCCGATTTGGGACGCAATGACAAACTATGTCCCGCGCGGGTGGTATCGGTTTTTCTATAACCTTTACGCCATTCTTGGTAGCGGGTCGCTTCGCAGCGGATCGTTCTACGACACCACCACGCAAACCGCCGCCGCTATCAACACGGCTTATGCTATCACGTTCGATAACACCAGCTTGACTCAAGGCGTCAGCATTGGAACGCCGACCTCGCGGGTCTACGTAAACCGCACGGGCTCTTACAATATCCAGTTTTCGCTGCAATTGGTCAGCACCAACGCCGCGTCTAAAGACGTGTACATCTGGGCGGACGTAAACGGAACATCAGTGCCTGAGAGCGCCACCAAACTGACCATGTCTGGCTCTAGTAACGCTTACGTAGCAGCGTGGAACTTTGTTATCCGCATGAGCGCAGGTGACTATTTTCGGCTGATGTGGTCTACTTCTGACACAAACGTGCAGATAGCCCGCATAGCGGCGTCTGCGCCTGTACCGGCCATCCCATCGGTTATCTTGACCGTAGCTTCGAATATAGGTGAATAATGGCTGTTCTCACCCCTACCCCTAAAACAGCTTTCGTTGACGCGGCGGGCGAGCCTTTGGTTGGCGGTAAACTGTACACCTACATCGCCGGTACAACCACGTTGCAGGCCACCTACACGGACTCGACGGCGGGAGCCGCCAACACCAACCCGATTATCTTGGACTCGCGCGGCGAGGCCGACGTTTGGTTGGGCGGCGCTATTTACAAGTTTGTACTGAGAGACGCCGACGATGCGTTGATCTGGACGGTCGATAACATTTCGGCCCCCACTGCGGCGGTGTCGCCCGTGTTGTCCGGTAACGTCACCATTGACTCCAACACGCCGTCTCCGGCGCTTCAAATTACCCAGACCGGCACGGGCGCGGCGCTTAGAGTGCAGGACTCCGCTGACCCTGACGTGACGCCGTTCATCGTTGACAATTCCGGCAACGTCGGCATCGGCACGGCTACGCCGTCGTCGGCGCTTGAGATTGCGTCGCCTGGCGTCTTTACCGGCGCGTGGGCGTACTTGCCCACGGGCACCGCAATGCTGTTCGCGCAGACTTCCGCGCCTACCGGTTGGACCAAGTCTACCACGCACGACAACAAGGCGCTGCGCGTGGTGTCTGGCGCGGCCAGCAGCGGCGGGTCCGTAGCGTTTACGACTGCATTCGCCTCGCAGGCCGTGGCAGGCACTGTAGGTGATACGACCCTTACCATCGCGCAGATCCCATCCCATACCCATACCTATGTAAACGGTACGACATCTGCTTACAGGCCGGACGGCAATACAGGGCCTGACGCCTATTTTGGTGCTTTGGGCACAACTAACGCAACAGGCGGCGGCGGTTCGCACACCCACACGTTTACAGGCACTGCGATTAATCTTGCGGTGCAGTACGTCGATGTCATCATCGCGACCAAGGACTGACGATGCAGCTCAAGAACGGATCATTTTGCCCGCTGATCAAAAAAGAGTGCGTCCAGCTCCAGTGCGCTTGGTTCACGCAGTTGCGGGGGACGCACCCGCAGACCGGCGCAGAAATTGACGAGTGGATGTGCGCCATCTCGGCCATGCCCATGCTCCAGATCGAAGTTGCCAAGGAGGCGCGGCAGGGCGCTGCGGCGACCGAGAGCTTCCGAAACGAGATGGTGCGGGCGCAGGCCGAGGTGCTGCCGTCGTTCGTCAAGCAACTGTCGTAGGGGGCGCGATGGCGACGCGATTGGTAGACGACCGAGACACGGCGCTGAAAGTTGGTTTTCAGGCTACGGATTGGTCGATACCGATTTCGTACACGGATTACACGGACGTTTTGCAAACATGGGAAGTTAAGGCTATAGTCCGTAACGATACTTGTATTGGTGCGGCGTACTTCAGAGACGGCGAAGTTCATGTGTCGGTCTTGCCGGAATGGCGGCGGCGATGGGCGACGCGGGGGGTACTGGCGGAACTGTTCGCGCATGAGAACGCCCACACGCGGATCATGCCTGGGCATGAGTATATGTATGGTATCTTCGACCGCCTTGGGTTTAAGGCCCGCGATGACGGCGCGCTGGTGAAAGGCAACTGATATGGGTATCGAAACTGCCATCTTAGGGTCTGCCGTTCTTGGCGCAGGATCTAGCTTGCTCGGCTCCAGCAAAGCCGCAAGCGCGCAAGAGGCTGCTGCCGAACGAAGCGCCGCCGCCCAGCGTGAGGCTGCGGACAAGAGCATCGCCGCCCAGCGTGAGATGTTTGACATCGGTCGGGCGGACCTCGCGCCGTACCGTCAGGGCGGCACAACCGCCCAGAACCAACTTATGACGTTGCTAGGCATCGGCGGCGATACGACCGCGCAAGGCTATGGCAAGTACGCCCGCGACTTCGGCATGTCGGACTTCACGACTGACCCAGGCTACCAGTTTCGTCTTGAGCAGGGTATGCGGGCGCTGAACGCCAGTGCCGCCGCCAAGGGCATGGGCATGTCGGGCGCAAACATCAAAGGTGCTACCGAGTACGGCCAGAACCTTGGATCGCAGGAATACCAGAACGCCTTCAACCGTTATCAGACTAACCGGACAGCGCAGCTTGCGCCGTTGCAGAGCCTGTACGCAGGCGGTCAAGCGGCGGCTGCCGGATCTGCGGCGCAGGCCGGGGCGCTGGGGTCGAACTTGGGCCAGACTTACACAGGTCTTGGTCAGGGGCTGGGGCAAGCGGCGGTTGCTGGCGGCAACGCGCAGGCGTCGGGCTATTTGAACCAAGCGAACGCGGTGACGAACGCGCTCAATCAGGGCATGAGTTCGTACATGCAGGGTCAGTATCTGAACCGTTTGGGCGGCGGAATGCCGTCAGCCCCTATGTATGGCGGCACCGGCCTCTATTAAGGACACGACGATGGTTGACTACAACGCCGCGCTTCCGCAACTCGCCCAGTTCCAAGCCCCGAATGTGCTGGCTATGGCCCAACAGGCCAACCAGATGCAGGCGGCTAACATGCTCATGCAACAGCGGGCGCAGGAACTTCAGAAAGAAAACGCATTGCGAGCTGCGGGCGCTAGGTTCGGCGTCAACACGCCGGAATTTGCCGCTGCGGCAGGCAACATTGATTACGAAGCTGGCTTGAAGGCGTACAATTATCAAAGTCAAATTGAGAACCAGCGGCGTCAAGCGGCAGGTGAATTGCGTCGTACTAGATTGGCGGAAATTCAGTCTGACGAAAAGTTGATGGATCTTGCATCCAAGCATGGCGAAGAGTTTAAAAACGGTGTGCGGATGATAGAAGGGTTTCCTGAGCAAGAGCGCCCGGCGGCGTGGGGTCGGTTGATCTCCGCGCTACCTGAAAAAATGAGATCGGTTTTTCCCTCCGCATATTCTCCTGACGCTGCGCGTCTTGCCATGTCAACAACATCGGAAATTCTTTCGGCGGCTAAACCCAAGGAATCACAATATCTAATGGGGCCTGCTGGGCCTATCGCCATCGACAAGAACACCGGCACATACAGCGTCGTTCCTGAAGGCGGCGCTGCGCCTGTTGCACCTGCCGCCGCCGCGCCTGCGGCTGCACCTGCGCCTGTTGCTGCTGCTGCCGCGCCCGTCGCTGCTGCGGGCGTACCTGCGGCGGTTGCGATGCAGCCTGCGGCGGCAAACGGCGGGTATCTGGCTGGTCTGGACCGCGCGGAAGGACGCGGTAAGAATCCGATGTCGTCCGCGCAGGGTAAGTATCAGTTCATCGACAGCACGTTTGTAAACACCGCCAAGAAAGTGTTTCCTGAACTGGCGGATAAGTCGGCCAAGGAAGTCTTGGCGCTGCGCGGCACCAAACTGCAAGATGGTTCGCAGATTGAAGACGCGTTGGAGCAGCGGTTCCGCGCGGACAATATCGCGTCGCTGGCCAGCGCGGGTATCCAACCCACGCCCGGCAACACTTATCTGGCGCACTTCCTTGGCGCTGGCGGGGCTCGCAGCGTCTTGGGCGCAGACCCCAGCACACCCGTGTCGTCGCTCCTTAGCGCTGATGCTATCGCCGCCAACAAATCTGTGCTGGAAGGCAAGACCGCTGGTGAGGTGGCTGCTTGGGCGGCCAACAAGTTTGGCAACCAACCCGGCTTGGCTGCGTCCATGACGGCGGCTAATGCTCATATGGGCGGCGCTCCGGCTGGGTTTGTGCCTGCGGGTGCTGCGCCCATGTCGCCCGGCGCACCTACGGTCAACAACGCGCTGATGATGGGCTTGCCCGGCGCTGCCGCTCCGGCCCCGCAGAATGCGATGCTGGCGTTGCAGCCGCAGATAGCAGGCGCTCTGACGCCGCCTGCCGCTGCTGCGCCCGCCGCTGCTGCTGCGCCCGCGCAACCGCCGTTGACGGGTCTGGCGCGAGAGCGCGCGACAATAACGCAGGAAAAATTAGCGGCGGCAGGCGCGGAACAGACGCAAAGGCTTGAGATTGACAAGCGGTTTAGCGAAGCACAACGCGCGCAAGCTCGTCAAGAGTTTGACAAGACGCTCGCCAACATCATCGCGCAATACAAGGATCTTGGCGCGAAAGGCATGTTGGTCAAGTCCGGCGAAACCACATTAGTTAACCGCGCTAAAGCCGCTGCGGCCACCGCCGCTCCAGGGCTCACGACGGTGCTTTCGCCAGAGCGCGGCGAAGCGGTGGCTACACTTACCAACATGCGTCAGACAATGTTGTCCGCGCTCATGGGCGCGACCGGCATGTCGGCGAAGAATATCGACTCCAACGCGGAAATGCGCGCGTATCTCAATTCGCTGTCCAACCCCGGTCAACCCGTCAAGACGATTGTTGATACGCTCAATAACCTAAGCGAACGGTTTGGCACGAACATGAAATTGAAAGAAACGGATCTTACCGGCGGAAAACCGCAAAATCCGTCTTCTAGTAAAGCTGGCCCCAATGTCGATGATCTCTTGAAGAAGTACGAATAGACATGGCGACACTTGAACAGCTTGAAGCGGCGCTTCGCAAGGCTGATGCGGCGGGGAACGCCGACGACGCCAGAGTTTTTGCGTCTGAAATTCGTCGTATGCGCGGGAGCGGCGAAGGGATGCCTTCAGGCCGTGAAGCGCAACCCGAAACTTCCGCGCCGTCGTCTGTAGCCAGCACGGTAAAAACAACGGCAGGCGCTGCGCTTCCATACGCTACCGCTGCGACTGCTGGTGCGGCTTTAGGCGCGCTGGGCGGTCCTGCCGCGCCGGTTACGGTGCCTGCTGGTGCTATGGCAGGCATGGGCGCGTTGGCGCTGACAGACCTTGCGTCAGGGCTCTATAACGTAGCGGCTACGCCGTTCGGAGCTAGACCCATACCGTCAGGTTCCGAGGCTATGCGTAACATGTACGCCAAAGCCGGAATGTACCAAGAGCCAACAACATCTGCTGAACGGCTTCAAGCCGCCGCAACCGAAGGCGCGCTTGGCGGCATCGGCGGCGTTGGAGCGGCGCGTACCATCGCTGCAAATGCGTTGCGGCCTGGCGTCCAGCGCGTCGCTAACTGGTTTGCCCAACAACCGACATCGCAAGCGTTTGGCGGTGCAGGCGCTGCCGCCACGCCTGTCGCCATGCGCGAGTCCGGCGTTGAAGACCCCTACGCGCTCGCGGCAGGCAGTCTGGCTGGCGGCATCGCCAGCGGTAAGGCTGGCCCGGCGCTGTTGGAAAAGGGTGTCCGCGCTGCCGAAGGCGCGCGCAACATCGCTACAGGCGCGAACGTGTCCCGCGATCAGGCGTTGGCGCAGGCGCGGGCGGATTTTCAAACCGCTACGAATAGCGGGATACGGTACGATCCGGCTGCGTTCAATACGTTCTCGCAAGAAGCAGAAACTGCTTTGCGCGCGAACAATTGGAACCCATTGTCTAACCGGCAAGCCGCAGTCGATGACGCGCTCGCGTTGATACAACGGTATCAAGGACAACCCCGAACCATTGATGAGCTTCACGCGCTTCGTCAGGACATCGGCGATCTTCACCGGACTGCGCCTAGAACGGCCAGCCGTTTGATTGGCGTTATTGAAGATCGTTTGGACGACTTTATTACGACGCCAGCTAACGCCGCCGCGACAGCGGGCAACGTAGCTGAAGGCCAACAGGCGCTTATGAACGGTATCGGGGGCTATGCTCGCTGGGCTAAAAGCGAGGATATTCTTCGAGCCGTAGACCGCGCGTCGCAAGGCGGTAATTTTTCGACGGCGCTTAAAAGTGAGTTTGGCAAAATAGCCAATAGTCCTAACAGGCTTAGGTATTTTAACCCCGAAGAGCGCGCGGCTATTGCAAACATCGCCGAAGGGGGCGCAAACTCTACCGCGCTTCAACTTCTTGGAACGCTTGGGCCAAGCAATCTGTCTAGTAAAGCCAATATAGCGCGCGCAATTCTTCCCACCGCTGTAGGTGGGTATGGAGCGTATACGCAAGATCCTACGATGCTGGCCTTTGGTGCCGGTCTCGCTGGAGCGGGGGCAGGCGCGCGAGGACTGCAAAACTTCATGTCGCGTGGGTACGCAAACGAACTTGCGGCAGCCATGCGGCGCGGCGACGTTCGCGCGCCTATGAGCGCCTTTACCGCCGACGTTGCGGGCCGTACCATTCCGCAAACGCTCATGTTCGCGCCTCCCGTAACTGAATAGGTCGATGATGGACACGCAGACACTTATGAACTTTGTTGGTGGGGTCGCCATCGCCATCGGCGGCTGGTTCGCGCGGGAGGTCTGGAACGCAGTCAAGGAACTGAGATCAGACCTTCATCAACTGGAGGTAGACCTGCCTAAGTCCTACGTCAGTCGGCTCGATTTAGACAAACGCATGGACCACATCGAAGACATGTTCAAGCGGATCTATGACAAACTGGACGCGAAGGCGGACAAATAGTGGACCCACTTACACTCCTAGCCGCCGCCAAGGCCAGTTATGAAGCCATCAAGGCTGGCATTGCCGTGGGCAAGGAGCTACAGTCGATGGCGTCCGACATGGGCTCGCTGTTCGACAGCGTAGCCGCCATCACGCGAACCGCTGCCGATCCCAAGGGTAACCTGATGAGCGGCAAGTCCGCGCAACAGATCGCGATGGAAGCCTACGCCGCCAAGGCCGAAGCTGACCAGATGATGGAAGAGCTGAAGAACCACTTCATCGGCGAGTTCGGCATCGCCGCGTGGGACCAGGTGCTGTCCGCCACCACGCAGATTAAAAAACAACAGCGCGCGGAGGCTATTCAGGCCGCGAAAGATCAGGCAGAGATGACGCACGGCGTCATGGTTTGGGGAGCGGCGTTTCTTGCATTCGTTCTGGTTGTGGTTTGCCTTGTTCTTGTCACCATTGGTTTGGTCAGCCGATAGGAGTTACGCCATGCACATGAGCCCAGAGGGACTGAACGCCCTACTCAAAAAGTTTGAAGGCTGCAAGCTGAAGGCGTACCGTTGCCCGGCGGGCGTCTGCACCATTGGCTACGGCCACACGTCGGCTGCTGGCGCGCCCCAAGTCGTGGACGGCATGATCATCACGCAGGCGGATGCTGACGAAATCCTGAAGCGCGACATCGTCAAGTACGAGATTGCCGTGATGGATCTGGTCAAGGTCAAACTGACCCAGAACCAGTTCGATGTGCTGGTGGACTTCGCCTACAACGCGGGCGTTGGCAACCTCAAGTCGTCCACGATGCTCAAGAAGGTCAACGCTGGCGATCTTGACGCGGTGCCCGCCGAGTTGATGAAATGGACCAAGGGCGGCGGTAAGGTGCTGCCCGGTCTGGTGCGGCGTCGCCAAGCGGCGGGTGCGTGGTGGACCGCGCAGGATCATCCAGATGACCATCAAGACCATCGTGCAGAACCTGAAGCTCCACCGAAAAGAACTATGGTGGACAGCAAGCAAGGTAACGCGGCGTTACTCACGGCAGGCATCGGAGGTCTGGGTGCGGCTAAGGAGATCGCTGCACAGGCGAAGGATGCGTCTGACGTGGCGGATCAATTCGCTGGCCTACTCGGCAACCCAAACTTTGTCACTATGGCGGTTGTCGTCGGTTTGGGCGGGGCCATCTGGTACTGGCGCAAGAAGAACATGGATGAACACGGTGTTTAGTCTGCTGTTCACGCCACTGGGGCGTTACGCCGCCATCGGTGTCATCATCCTGATGACGCTGACCGGCGTCTACTACAAGATCCGCAGGGACGCAGTGGCCGAGATCGAGGCCGCTGCGACGGCGGACGTGCTACGGAGAACGCAAAATGCGGTTGGCGCTTCTGATGCTCTTGATCTGTCCCCTGACCGGGTGCGTGACCCTGACAAGCACCGTCGAGACTAACGCGGCGGTCTGCACCGTCTGGAAAGACGTGTCGTGGTCGTCCAAGGACACCACGGGCACCATCATCGAGGTCAAGCAGAACAACGCCCGCCGCGAAGGCTGGTGCGCTAAGTGAGCGCCGCTACCTTGGGAAACTCCACGTCTCCAAGGATCTCCGTCCGTTCCCGCGCCGCTCGCAGGATCGTGTAGCGTTGGTGCAGGCGGATCAGCACCGTCTGGCGCTGCTCGCCCTTGCGCTCCTCCTCCAGCAGACGGCGGACGGTGTCCTCGTCCAGCGTGGGAAGTATTTGGTTAAGCTGACGCCAATTCATGCTTTCAATTCCTCAAGTGCTATGTCTGAGATCGCCCGCTTGTCCTGAAGCGCGATCCAGATCCGTTCGTCTATTGTTTTATTACAGATCAGCAAATAGCACCAGACATCGTTCGTCTGCCCGCTGCGGTGCAACCGTCCCACCGTCTGTTCGAACAGCTCCAGCGACCACGGCATGGACAAGAAGATGATCTTGCAGCCGCCAAACTGAAGGTTCAGGCCATGCCCCGCCGACTTGGGGTGAATCAACAACAGCGCGATCTCGCCCGCGTTCCACCGCTTGATGGCGTTGAAATCGTCAATCGTCCGCGCCTGCGGATAGCGCCGCTTCAACTCGGCCAGCTCTTCCTTGTAGTTGTAGACGATGATCGTGTTGGCGCGCTGGTTCTCGTTCAGGATTTCCTCAATCAATTCAAACTTGTGCGTAGAAATCCAGATAACCTTTTGTTTCTGGAGAAATTTGCCGGGCTTAAGTGACGCTTCCGTTTTGTTGTCGTAGACAAATCCCGACGCCATTTGCTGGAGCTTGTTCGTCACGGCGGCGGCGTTCGCCGCGATGATCCGGTCGTCGCCGTACTCCAGCATCAAGTCGCGCTTCATCTTCTCGTAGGGCCTGCG